TGCTTTGTGTACTTCGTCAATCATTATGCACACTACACCATCAATAAATTCACTGATATCAAAGTCTACTGCTTCCTTGGCTTTAGATTTTTTGTGTAGTATTTCTAAACTTTGCCAAGTGCAAATTGTGTGCGTTTTATTGTATTCTTTTCTGTCCCCGTAGAAAACACCAACATCAAGTCCTAAATGCTTGTAGTCCGCTTCTGTTTGCGTTACAAGGTCCTTATTAGGCACTATCACTATTGTTCTACCGTACTTCTCACATTGGTGACTAAGTGCGGCCGTTACTAGAGTTTTACCAGCACCTGTGGCAATCTCTTGTATGCATTGTGGGTTTGCTAAAAACTTGTTAATTATTTCTACTTGATAATCTCTAAGTATAATAGGCAAACCTTCTGCAGGATGTTTCTTAGGCCAACTAAACTCTTCATATGTGTCTTGTTTTACTTCCTCAAACTCAAAATCCCATTTTTCTCTTTTGTCATCTAACACTACTTCGTAACCCAAACTAGTTACTACTGGAATAAGTTGGTCTAATAAATTCAAATAACTCCTACCACCGACATCACAAAATCTCATAAAGCCGTCCCAACGACCTAACTTGTAAGCCGGCATATGATATGCATATGGTAAAAAGTATTTGCAAGTATCAGAAAGTTTTCTGCGTGTGGCTACATCTAAGTCGTGAAACTTAATGTTTACTTCGTCTCTTATTTCTAATCTTGTTTGTCTAGCCATAAAGTTTATTATACATTAAATGTGTGTGATGTCAATCTTATTCATATGATACTTTTACAGATTTCAATACTTCTTCTGTTGTATCCTGATTGCGATACAGTACCAAACCCCAAAGAAAAACCGGTATTGTCTTGCTTATGATATGGCAAGTAGTAATGCAACTTTTCTATAGTTGCAACAGGTCCAAATGCAATTATATCGACGCCATTGTTATACAGTTCTTTACCACGTAAAAAATCTTCGTATGATGCAATTTTAATTACAAATATATTGTAATCTTTTACAACGTCACATATATCTTTTATGTTCTCAACTTCATCTGGTAATATAATACAAGATATAAATTCTGCTGATTCTTTGCAATGAGATTTTAATGTGTCAATATCAATTTTATTATCTGTATATCCTACAGCAAGTCCTGTGGAGTTAGAGTTTGATAATGCATTTATTGTGTGCATGTCAGCATTATTAACTGTTATAACACAATCCTTATGTGCTAACATGTTGTGTCTAAAATACTCTCTAGCGGTCATAATTGATGTAAAAATATCATTGCCGTTATTAGTTGATTGGAACGTTATATCAAAAAAACCTGTTAATGATAATATACTTTTTTTAACATTAGACACGTCGATATCTTTTTCTAAGTTGTCGTAAAAATATGAAAAAGATTTCTTTTCGTCTGATTCTAGTATTAGTCTACTAGGTGATTGATGTAATGTAGCAAAGACATTTTTACCTTTTGCATTAGGTATTACTTTTACTTGGTGCCATTTGAGATAAGATTTTAATACATCTTCTAATGTTGACTCGACAGATTCGTCTAACGATAGTACGAATTTTTCTTCTTCTTTAATTTCGTGTATTGATTCAAGTAAGTCATCCAATATATCTAAATTGATATATCTTCCATACCTGCTGTCCTCAATTTCACTATGTGTCCTATCTGCCATTGTTTGGTGTCTAATCCTTTCATTATACCGAGATACTTATTTCGTAACAAACCAAATTGATTAGCCAATGATGTTAGTGTTACTACTTCATCATCGCCATCTACATATTTGTCAGCATCTCTTGAGGTTAACTGTCTGTTATAACTTTCTAAAAAGTTTCTAAATACTTTACTGCGTGTTTTACGCAATTGAATGTTTATGTGTTCTAGAATTGCTTCTATTTCTTGTAATTGATTGAACCTGTGTTCTGTAATGCCAGGCAATGAGGCACTATTACGTTCCACATTGCCCTTGATATAACATTCTTTTTTTGCCTCTAGTAATTCTTCTTCAAAATAATCTATTGCATCTACAATGTTACTTAAATTACCAGATACTTTGTTATACCATCCTGCCATTACTAATCCCAGTCCTCTTCGTCTTCTTCATGATCTTCTACTTCAAAGTATTCTTCAATTGCTTGACGTAAATGTTTATCACAGTCATTGATACTTACTTTGTCATAGTCTACCATTCCTTGATCATCAAATACTCTAACCAAGTTAGCACAAACTTCGTCACGTTCTTTAACGTTTACCGAAGGTTTAACACATTCCCAAGATTCTATTATTAAAGTTAAATCTATCATTCAACATTCTCCTCGTATACTGAAGGGTCGTCAATTTCATTTTCATCAAAGTCATCTTCTACTACTTCTGCAACTACTTTAGGATTTTGACCCCATTCATCAATAATTACCTGAAGTTTATCTCCTGTCCAGCCTTTTCTGAACTCTTTAATTTCTTCACCTGTTACTGGTGAAACATAAGAGAGTTTGTTACCAACTTTATCTACAATACCTTTTGCTTCTAACATTTCTAACATACCACTGTATGGGTCCATGCCGGTCTCATAAGGAATCTTAATTTGTACACCTTCAAAAGGTTTGCTGTATCTTGACTTCATTACTTTACATGCCGCTCTAATACCTTGCACAGTAGACACTTTGTTTCCGTCTGCATCTTCTTTTAGTTTTAGTTTCTTGATAGCAACCACTATGCTACTTGCGTACACAAAGCCTTGTCCGCCACTGATTTTATCATCTGGGTCAAACATATCTTGTGATGCGTATGTGTGGTTAGTACAAACTAATCCAATTGGATAAGGTGCTAGTTGGTTAACTGTATTCCTAACTAAGGCTGTTAATGCCTTTGGTTTTCTACCCATGTCACCTTTCATGTCACCTTTTTCAAATTGAGCAACATCGGTTGGTGTAAGTAGCATACCTAAACTATCAACAACAAATAACAACTTAGGCATTTCTTCATACTCTAAATCACCGTAGTTACTTTTATAGTCTTTCATAAACTCTGAAATAGCCTTTGCTACATCGTCAATCATTGATACACTAATTTTTAATAGTTTAGATGGATCTGTGTCAACGTTTAGTGCTTTTAGCCAATCTTCGTCTAACGCATTCTCTGAGTCAAATAACACTACCTGACATCCTTGTTCCTGTGCGTTTCTTACTAAATTACCCGAACAAATAAAACTTTTACCTGAACCGGACTCACCAGCGAACACACTAACTTTACCTAGTGGTACGCCTTTGTTAAAATCACCACTGATCAAATAGTTGAGTGTGTGGTTTCCTGTGCTGATCCAATCTACTGGATCATGAAAACCGGCACTAATACCACTAATACTTTTAGTGATGCCGGTTCTAAATTTACTTAAATCAAATGGTTTTTGCATTTTATACTCCGTATATATTTCTTTCTTTTAATTCTTCGACTAGTTTCTGTGCCCATCTTTCGTGTCCTGCCTCATTGGCATGGCCTCCGTTAATTCTAACTTCTGGAAATTGTCCACTCATTATCCAGTCCCAATAACTTGTTTCCATGTAATGGATTTTATCTATTGCATTATGTAATGATTTATCTACTGGGTGATCACCAGACCAAAATTTTACGTCTTCGTCTTCTAGTGGTGCTTCATCCTTTGTGTTTGTCATTACATCAAACATTAGATATGGAATGTTATTGTTTTTGCATATATTTTCACATATATACAATGTCCTATATTTTTGTGCTAATAAGTCTTCTGCTAAACAGATAGGTAAAAACTGTTTGTATGTTTCATACCTTTCTGAGCCTTCTGTCATTTCCGGTGCTCTCCAACTGTTCACTAAATTATAATGATAAGAACCGTCATCGTCAAAGCCGTCTGCATATTCAAATCTACCCAAACAAGTCCAACCTAGTATAACTAAGTCTGGTTTAGGGTTACCTGCTAAGTATTCGACTAATAGTCTTTCAGTTCGCATAACACTAGCACCAGGTTGGCCTAGATTAACACATTCATCTATTTCTAATAGTTGTCTTAATTTTTCTGGGTAAGCCTTGTATATTGATTCAGGACGATTGTCACCTTCGCCGTATATTTCTGCACCAAATGTGTGGCTATCACCTATTGCTAATAATGTACTCATTTTTATTCCTTAAAAATGTAGCCATACTAGTTCTCTGAAGTAAACAGGACCAAGTATTCAAATCCCTAAGTATGGCTACTAGTCGTCAACTACTGCTGACGATTCCTAATCATCTGCAGGATGTCATCTGCAGATGCTTTACCAGTTTCATTAGAAGTGTTTTCGGCAGAAGCACTTACTGTTTCTGTTACTGGTTCAACTACCGGTGCAGGTGCTACAGGCTCAGCCGCTGGTGCTGGTGCCGGAGTAGTTTCTGCTACTGGAGTCACTGGAGCCTGAGCCGGTGCTGAAGGTGTTTGTACCTTAGCAGGTGCGGCCTGGCCAATAGGTCTAAAAAAGTTACCGTACTTATCGCTGTCATAAAGTTCGCCATTTACAGAATCTTGGAACATGTTGTAAATAACATCTACTTCCTCTGCTGTTGGCTTCTTAGGTAAGAAATCTTTAAGATCAAATAAACCATGTGTATCAACACTGGCAAGTTCATTTTCATCTAATGATCTTTCTTTCCTTGCCCACTTACTTGTTGAATAGTCAGCATACTGACCTTTTGTGGTTTTTGTTAATCTAAAGTCTGTGCCATTTACATAATCTGTTGGAATGTTTTCCATGTCTGGGTCCATTAATGCACCCTTGATTATATTAAATATTTGAGGTCCAATAATGAATCGTCTAATTGGATTCTCTGGAGTTGTATCCTCTTGAAGTGGACTATCTACCACAAATCCTTGGAATATATAACTTCTTTTTTTCCAGTACTTGCGACCCATATCTTCTAATGAAGGATCTTTGAACCAAGGTCTGATTTCATTATGAACCGGACATTGTTCTCCCCACATTTCCATACAAGGTACTTGTACAGTTGTAGGTTTCATGTCACCACCCTTTATGCCAGGGAACTGTAAACGAATCATTTGTCGTTCAGTCCAAAAGAATGTGTTGTTGGGGTCTCCGTCTGGTAAGAATCTCATTGTAGCACTAGTGCCCTCTGAGATGTTCCAAAATGGGAAGATAGCATTATCGCCACCTGTTTGTGAACCGCCTGGTTTAGTATCCATTGCGGCTAGTTTTGCTCGTATTTCAGCCAATGTTGCCATGTTTTTTCTCCTTGTTTGCCATGTCGTGTAATATTAATTCTTACACTTGTTTGCCTATTATAATGCCTTTTGAAGTTGAAGTCAACCTCTTTTTGCCATGTTATGTAATCTAATTTAAAATTTCTTTTAAACTAACTTTACTATATTATATATCAAAATTAGCAGATTTTGTTTAATTTTTCGGTAAAATCAACAAATTCTACTAAATCTTGGTCTATATTACTTTCTACTCTTTCATTTACTTTACTGATTAATTTCTTAACCATGTTTACAGTAAATTCGTCAAGTTTCTGATCTTTCAGAATCTTAACTGTTGTGTTGTTGATAAATTCTTTTAAAATTTTGTCATCAATGCTTTCACTAATTGTATTTAATTTGTATGCAATTTCTGATTTTTTATTAGGAAATTCAACAGCATCTTCGTTAATTGCTGGTACACTAAATCTATTATTTTCAATAGAATGCTCAATATACTCTGCAACTGAACGTTGAATATTAACTAATCTATTAATGCTAGGAAATGCAGATTGTACAGTATTGTCAACATGCTTTTCTGTGAATAAACCTGATAAATCGTGTTCGTCTTCACTTAATGTCAATGTATTCATTGCGTCAATTGTATCTACTGCTTTAGCATAAGACTTTGCTCCACTTAATTGTTTTAAGTTTTGTCTCATTGTAGATATAGATTCTTTTGCTATTTGTACATACTCGTTATTTTGTTCATTCACTAATCCTTTTTTGTCTACATATCTAACAAATTGTGACAATTCGGAAATGTTTTGTACCATTTCATTAATTGAATTGCCTACTTGATCAAAAGGATTGCCACCATTATGTACGTGGCGTGCCATTGCTCTGGCACCTGCTAAACTTTTATGAGGTAATGCAAATCTTTCATCTGCACGTTGTATAAAGATCTTTGATATTTGTCTACTTCTTGATCCTCTGACTTCTTCGTTAACTGGTTTGTTGTGTCTTACAACTATTTTTACTGCGTCCAGAGGTTGGTAACTTGTTTTGGTGCTACCATACATTTTTCCTAGACTTGCTTCTGTTACTTCTGCTTTCACTTTATACTCATCGTGTTTTGGCGTAATGTTCTTGCCATAGATTTTATACTTAAAACTGTATAAACCATTATGTGCAATTTCTTTTATACCTTTATGTATTTTATTTATGATGTCTTCATCGACAACCTTCGATCTGCTTAACTTAACTTCTTTTTCTGCTGAATCTACAGTGACCATTACATTTGGATCACTGCTAAAAAATCTTTCAGCAATATCAACACCTAATGTATCGTTGCCTTGATCGTCTTTTAAAGTCAGTTTTAATCCATTACCTTTTAGGAAATCAAAGATTTTGGTATTAATTTCT